ACTGGTTATCTGATTGAAGCAATTAAAGAATTGAAAGCTGAGATTGAAGAATTAAAAGCGAGATAAAACATGGCATTACCATCAGCAGGAAATCCAATATCCCTACAGCAAGTAAACGTAGAACTTGATTTAACAGCTACCGCTACTATTAACATGGGTGGTTCAAATGTGCGTACTTTATTTGATGTTTCTTCTGGTGCTATTGATATGTCTGATGGGTACGGTAAATCTAACAATGTAGCCGTAACTGCTTCTGCGGCATCAAGTGCTAACTTAAAAACACTATTCGACAATGCCAGTTCTGGCAGTTGGGCAGATAATATCGCCAAGGTATATACTATTAACTCTGGAACGACTATGGGGATTCTAACTGCACCAACCAGTATGGGTGGAACTTTAGTTATAAACAACTCTGGTAACATCCAAGGAACAGCAGGATCAGCGGGCTCTTCAGGTGCTGGAGGTGCTGGCGGAACTGCTATGACGGTTCAATCTACTGGAATTACTATTAACATGCTTTCAGGCTCAACCCTTTCAGGCGGAGGCGGAGGCGGTGGAAAAGGTGGTACTGGGGGTAATGGTACACGTTACCAATGTGCTGGTAGTAGTGTAGGATCTTGCGCTAATGCTGGTGGTTGTCAAGAGGATGAAAGTTCATACTACTTCCCAACTAGCGGAGGAACAGGTGGTGCTGGTGGTATAGGCCAAGGATACGGTCAATCCCAAGCAAATGGTTCCGCTGGATCTGAGGGTTCACAACATTCTGGACAAGAACAGGCAAACGCTGGTGATGGCGGTACAGGCGGTAACGGAGGAACCTTTGGAAATGCAGGAGCTACTGGTGCTACAGGCGGTAACGGCGGCTCCTATTGTGGGAGCAACGGTTCATCAGGTTCAAGTGGTGGTGCCGCAGGTCGAGCTGTAACTTTCTCAGGCGTATCGGCTTACACAATAATTGGTACAAACTCTGGAACAATTAATGGAGCATACACTTAATGTCAGCGTCAGAGCGATATGATATATGTAAAGAATGTGATTGGTTTAGATCAAGCATCTCACAATGTAAAAAGTGTATGTGCATAATGAAATTAAAAGTTCATTTAAAATCGGCACGTTGTCCTGTGGGTAATTGGTAGGAGGAACGATATGGATATTACAATTAAAAAAGAAGGTGATAAAGTATATCTTAAACATCCGACAACGAATGCAATTTCTTTGTTAGTAGATCGGGGTGTTGATACTCCGAACAACACACATAAGGGAATAGGGCGATGGATTTTTGTTGACGATGGCAATAAGGTCAAAGCTTATTGCCTGTTGGATGACGAAGGTTATTCCATTTATTTAGCCAAAGTTTATACATCATGGAACTCAGAAGGTTTTGATTGGTCGGACGATAACTTGAACAGTTTAGTACCAGAAAACCCTGCATATCCCTATGTCTTATGATGTGTAAAAAGGAACGATAAAGATGGATTACACAATAAAAGAATTGACAGACGGCAATGCAGTCGTAACCTTTGCTGACGATTCTTGGGCTAATGTTCCAGTAAAAACAAGTGACACGAAGGAAACTTTTGAAGAAAGGGTTCAAGGGTATGCTCCAAAAGCTGCTGTATCAAACCCTTCATGGATAGCGGCTGGTCAAACTGGATCAGTAGATCAAATATCTTTTAGTGACGGAGTGGAAGAGGACACTAATCCAGCTTGGCTAAGAGCTAGAATAGAGGCTTATGGATCATTAACAAGTCAAATTGAGTATATCACTGAAAAGGGCTTGGCGGCTTGGCAGGAGGAAGTAGCAAAAATTAAAGCTAAACACCCTAGTTCATAAAAGTAAGTGTAGGTTTTGATAAGGGGTTAACTTTGTTGTAAAAAATGTTATCATCCTACGAGGATAATTTGACGGAGATAATCAATGCCCTTAACAAAACTACAATATAAACCAGGCATCAACAGAGATGTTACTTCGTTTTCCAATGAAGGTGGTTGGGTCGATTGTGATAAAATTCGTTTTAGACTAGGTCTTCCTGAGAAAATAGGTGGCTGGGAAAAGTATACATCAAACACTTATGTTGGTTCTGCTAGAAGTTTGTTTGCATGGACGGCACTAGACGGCAACCAATATATTGGAGTAGGGACGAATAAAAAGTTTTATATTCTAAGGGGAACAGATTTCAATGATATTACTCCTATTAGAAAAACCACTAGCGGATCAGCTACTTTTTCTGTTGGTGACGGCTTTACTACAGCAACTGTAACGGACAGTTCGCATGGTGCTAATGCAGGGGATTTTGTTACGTTTAGTAGCGCGGCCTCTCTAGGGGGAAATGTTACAGCCGCAATTCTTAATCAAGAGTTTGAAATACAAACTGTTCCAACTACCAACACTTATACTATAAATATATCAGCTACGGGAAACTCCAGTGACTCTGGTAATGGCGGTGGTAGTACGGTTGCTAAATACCAAATTGATTGTGGGTTAGACACACAAGTTGGTGGAACAGGTTGGGGATCAGGAACCTGGAGTAGAGGCACATGGGGATCTAGCTTTGGTGCAGGGGTTGAAGGACAACTGTCCTTATGGAATCAAGACAACTTTGGAGAAGACCTTCTACTTAATTTAAAAGATGGAGCTATCTACTATTGGGATGAAAGTGGAGGACTTGCTGCTCGAGCCGTGGATATTAGTTCTCTTACTGGTAGCGATATACCCACTGTCGCAAAACAAGTAATGGTTTCGGATAACTCTCGGCATGTGATTGCGTTTGGAACAAATACAATTGGTACTTCGACACAGGATCCGTTGCTTATACGTTTCTCTAGTTCGGAGTCCTTAACCGATTGGACTCCTCTAGCTACGAACTCAGCGGGTGATTTACGGATTGGTACGGGTTCTACTTTTGTTACAGCCCTTGAAACAAAACGTGAGATCGTAGTTTTTACTGATAGTACTTTACATTCCATGCAGTATCTAGGTGCTCCGTTTACTTTTGGTATTCAACCTTTGTCTACGGGCATAACAATCATGGGTCCTAATGCTGCGGTTGCTATTGAGGATGCTGTTTTTTGGATGGGACAAGATTCCTTCTACAGTTACCAGGGGCAGACGACTCAGTTAGCTTGCACCGTAAAAGATAAAGTGTTTGCTGATTTTGATTATGGTCAAAAAGATAAAACATACGCGGCTCATAACGCTGAGTTTACAGAACTAACCTGGTTCTATGTGTCTAATTCAAACTCTCTTGCTAATGGTGGGGACGGACAGAACGATAGGTACGTTACATTTAATTACGGAGAAGGTGTTTGGTACTATGGTTCTTTAGCTAGAACAGCGTTTATGGATCGAGGTGTTAACCAATACCCGATAGCAGCACAAGGCGGATATCTTTATAACCATGAGATTGGATATGATGATGATGGTTCCGCAATGACTGCATCTATTGAGGCTAGTCCTGTAGATATAGGAGATGGGGACAGGTTTATGTTCATTAGCAAACTTATTCCAGATCTTAGTTTCCAAGGATCAACGGCTGGAGCTCCAAGTGTAGATATGACTTTTGGAATGCAAAACTTCCCAGGAGGTGCGTATTTGCAAACGGATACAAGTGATATTGATTGGACGGCAACTTCAACCACCGTTCCTTTTGAACAATTTACAACGAAAGCAGACATACGATTGAGGGGTAGGGCGTTTGCTTTTAAGATATCTTCAAATGCAGCGGGTGTGAATTGGCGACTTGGAACTCCAAGGATTGAGTTACGTCAGGATGGTAGGCGGTAATGTCTAATACTGTAACTCCTTTCCCAAGACTTCCCACTCCAGCAAGAGAAGTTGACAATAGATACATGGGTGATTTAGTAAGAGCATTAGAAGCGACTCTTTCTGTACTTCAAAACCCTGGGCCCTTACGAGGTACAAGAGCCACACTCACTGAATTACAGGCCGATAACGATGTTGGATTAGAATCAGGGGCATTGTATCAAGTAGATGGATTTGTTAAAATAGCTCTCGTTAATGTTGCCGCTTGTGCTGGATCAACAGGAACTGGCGCGATAGGAACAGTAACAGTTGCTGTTTCGTAAAAAAACAGGTAAGGTATGTTAAATATGAAAGGCAAAAGCACATGGGTATTGGCGGAATAGTATCAGCAATAGCGGGACTAAGTACCCTAGCGGGTGCTTTTTCAGGCGCAAGCGCGGCTGCGGCAAGTGGCGGTGGAATAGGAAACATTATTCAAGCAGGGTTACAAGGAGGGTTTTCGGCTTCTCCTTTTGCTAGTGCGGCTAACATGTTGGGTTTAGGTGGAGGCAACACTACTGGGTTTATGGGAACTACAGGTAAAAGTCCTATGTCTATGCCGAAGGTTTCTCAATTCATGAACACTACGGGTCCATCAACTCCTATGCAAGCAATCGGAAAAGGTATAACAGGAGCGGCAGGATTTTTAGATAAGAACCCTTTAATTACTTCTCTTGCTATGCAACTACTAGATGGGCAAGAAAGATCTAGTTCAGATGCGATGAGAGCTAAACTACTAGCAGGAGAAGATCCGACTATCGTAGGACGGAGAGCTCCAGACAGAAGATTAGCCAATGGTGGTATTGTACAAGCTTATAGAGGTGGCGGCATGATCCGTGGCCCTGGAACCGGGACAAGTGATTCTATACCCGCAATGATTTATCAGGATGGTTCACCAGTACGAGAGGCGGCTCTTTCTGACGGAGAGTTTGTAGTGAATGAAGCTACAGTTAGAAGAATAGGTGATGGCGATAGAAATGCTGGGGCGGCTGAGTTATATAAGTTGCAACAGGGAATGGCAGAGGTAGTATAATGGTTGTTCAATATGACGAGACAGGCAGTCAGCAAGGTGGGACTTTTCTTCCTGGGTATCAAGAACAGTTTTTAAAAGATCTTCTTGCTAACATATATGGAACAGATCCTGACACAGGGGAGATAACGGGCATTGCTTCTCGTAATCCATTGGAGGGACAACTTGTTACGGATGACGAAGGTAATCCAGTATTTGAAACAAACCCAGATGGATCTCAAAAATTAGATTTTGCTGGTCAACCAATACAAAAAACAATAGGTGGAGTTGCTCGACCTGATGTAGCTCGATTCACAGATGCACAAAAAGAAGCCATTAGACTAGGGATGGAGGGCGTTGGAGCCTACCAACCGATGATGGACAGAGGTGCCGCTAATGTTGAAAAAGGTTTAGGTGTTTTTGATAGGGGCAGAGACATTACAGAGATGGGTGTTACGGCTCTTGCTGGAACAACTAACGAAGATGGTACGGTAAGAGAGTTTGATCCTAATGCGTACAAGGCGTACATGGATCCTTATACTCAAGAAGTTATAGACACTACGTTTGCAGATATTAATAGACAAGCAGACATGGATCGAAACAGAGTTAGAGATTCTGCTA